CATCGTTCATGATGGCCTGTGCGCTAGGGTAATTTTTGCAGGACTCGGCGCCTTCCGGCGTCAGTGCGGTGCGGCTCCAGCGTGAGCCCGTCCACCACGAATACCACTTCACTAGAATTCCGTTCTTTCGCAGCCTTACTTCGTATGCGCCGATGTGAACGGGCGTAACGTGCTTCGGAAACCACTCACTTTCTGCTCCCATGCTTTTCCCCTATGCGCCGCCAGCTAGGCCAGCGGCGCGTTGTCGTTATCAGAACGGGATGGAATCATCCATGTCGTCGAACTGGTCGTTGGCCGGCGCGGGAGCATACGACTGCTGCGCGGCCGACTTCTTCAGCGGACGATCGCGCAGGGCGGCAACCAGCAGGGGCAGTTTCGTCGGGCTCGTCTTGCGATCGAGGATTTCTGCAGCCGTCAGTTCGGTATCAGCCTGGAACACTGCATTGAGGCGCGCGCTCCAGCCGGTTCCGCTGCCGTCGCGCTTCTCGTATTCCTCCATTGCGAGCAGGATGCCGATCGGTTTGTTCAGCAACTCGGCGAACTGTGTGAGCGTCTTTTGGACGTTGCCGCCGACTTCCTTGTCCCATACCGTCGAGACGACTTGCGCCGGCTTGATGTCGCGTACACCGATGACGGTCATAAGCGCCATCAACGTGCCGTAGTCGCCGAGCTTCTCGCCGTCCTTCTTAATCGTGTAGATCGAGAAGTTCGACTTCTGGCCTTCGTTTGTCTCGAAGGTGAACGCGATACCGCGCGTGCCGCTCGCCGCGGTGATGTCCTCGGCGCGGGTGAACTTGCCGACGTACTTGCCTTTCTCGTCGATAAAGCTGGTGCGCTGCTCGGCCTTGCGTGCTGCTTGCGCGGATTCGTTGTTGAGTGCGTACATGTGCGTTCCTTTGGTTCGCTTGGTTAGGCCGTAGCCAGTTGGGTGATGCCGTAAAAATCGGTGATTGCTGCGTCGACTGCTGCCAAGTCGTTGTCGACGTGGTGCTCGGCGAACATGTCGATCGGCGACTTGCAGGTGTCGGATCCGTTGTTTTGCGTGCTGAAGATATGCCGACCATTGATCAGCGCGGCGCGCAGGACGATCGTGAACAGAGATTCGACCGGGCATTTTTCGTCGAGCATCTTGCCGATCGTGCGGGCCCGGATATGGCCGAGCTCGTCGGTCGACACATGGCCGAGAAAATAGACGCGCACGTCGTCAGGCAGGACAGAGGCGGACATCATCACGTCCCATGCGCTCTTGCCGATCTCGCTGAACTTCTGGAACCCGGTTTCAGCGCTGCGGCGCATGAACTCGTTTGTCATCATCAGATTCCAGTCATCGAACACGACGACCTTGCGCTGCGTCTTGCTCATGAGCGTGATGATCTGGTCGGCCTTGTCGGTCACGAAGATGTTGCCGGCCGGGTTTTCCTTCGTGCGGTACGACCAGCCTTTTGCGCGGAAGGGCAGCGGCTTCTTAATGGTCTGAATCAAAAGGGTCTGCGCCGGGTCCAGATTGCGCATGGAAGTGCTTTTGCCGGTTCCGCTCTCGCCCAAAATCAAAGTTGCGATGCTCATTTGCTTCTCCTGTTCGCTCGTGCTCGTAAAGTTGCTGTTCTTCTTGCTCGATCTGTTGCTGCCACTCGGCGCCTTCGCTCATTGCCAGACCCCGAGGTCTTGCGCTGCCGCCCACGCTCCATAGCCGAGCGTCAGAACAGCCGCGATCAACGTTTCAATTACGGTTCGCATGGCTGATCTCGTCGATCTGGTCACGCAGGACGCGCGCACGGTTCACAAGGAGGGCAAGCCAGCCATCGGCGGCGGCTTCGGGATACTTGGCAGCGAACACCGGCCATTCCAGGTCCAGGTTCATCAGAAGGGCGTACATGTCGGCGACCTTCTCGGAGATCTGCGACTGGCGGTGAATCTCGACCAGCTCGGTGATCGGGCAAAGGTGCTCGTCGCCGGCTTTGCGCAACTCGGCCATGAAGACCGGTTGCGGGATGCTGCCAACCATCGGATCAATGGCGGACAAATTTTTGCGCGCAACAGGAGCCTGCTGCGGGCGAAATGCTGAGATCGTGCTTAATAAGCCTTTACGCGCTTGGTTCAGAGTCATGATTCGGTTCCTTTCCGTTTTTGTGGTTGTGTGCTGCTGTGACTAAAGAATACGACGACAGTATCAATAGTGCAAGCGTTTATTGGATATTTTTCGTGCGTTCTGCCACATCCGGCTTCGGCGCCGGGATCGACCAGGCGCGCGCCATGACGTTGAAGAACATCCACCAGACGAGAGCGGGACTCATGCGACCTCCAGTTGTTCGCCCATCAGCCGCGCACGGCACAGAGCCTGCATTGCTGCCAGCGTTTCTGCGCCCCTGTAGACGCTCTCACGGTGTTTCTTGACCAAGGTGAACATGACGCCTATGCGCTTCTTCGGATCGTCGCCTAAGCTCTGTACGCGCCCCTGAGTGAGCATCACGCCGATAGATCGGCTGATGTTGTACATGCAGGTTCCGGTTTGGTCGGCGATTTCCTCGGGCGTTGCGCCGTTCGGCTTGTCGTCGAGGTATGCGGTGATAACGGCCATGCTCATGCTGTTTCCCCGTGGTTAGCGAACTCGCCGTGAAGCCGCTCGCGAAGATCGGTGAGGGCGCGCTTGGCGTCGTCGATGTTCTTGAAGCTGCCGGCACATATGCTGCGTCCGTTCACCGATAGCCTGGCGAGCCATGAGTTGCCGGCCGCATTCCACGAAACGCCCTTGACGCCGCTGCTGTTGTTTCGATATGAATTCTTGTTCATCGCGTTTTCTGAGCGCGAGCACACTCGAAGATTGGAAAGGCGGTTGTCTGACGTGACCGTATTAATATGGTCAATTTCTCCATCCGGCCACACTCCTCGAGCAAGAAGCCACGCGACTCTATGAACCGCATATCGTTTGCCGTCTATGGTTACTCTCAGGTATCCCCTACTATCGGCGGATGTAATACGCTGCCCGACGCGAATCTGATTCGACCTTTCCGCTTTCCAGCGCAGATCGCCCGTTTCAGCGTCATACTCGAGCAGGCTTGCGACGTAATCGCGGCTCGGCAACTCTTTGCTCATGCCGCCTCCGAATCCAGGCCGCCAACATCGCGCGAGAGTTTTCGGTGAGACTCCCAGTTGAAAACAACCGAAACGCCAGATTCTGAGAGGCGATCCATGAACCTCTCTCCCAGATACTCTTTCAGGTTCTTAACATCGAGGTTGGTTAGCAGAATGGTCGGTTTGCAGTTAAGTCGCCTCGACTCCAGCAGCTCGTGCAGGGTGCGTTGCTCGTCTTCTGTCCCGCGCTGAAGGCCAACTTCGTCGAGGATCATCAGGTCAATGCTTTCGAATTGCTTGAGCATCTGTTCTTCGCTGATCTCGCTCGACTTCGCCCATGTTCCGCGGATCTTGGTAAACAAGCGGGCGGTCGACGTGAAATAGGCGGTATGGCCGCGCGCCATCAGGTAATTGGCTGTCGCGCAGGCAAGGTGCGACTTACCAGTTCCCACTTTCCCCATTCCGAGCAGGACGGTTCCGGTCTTCAGGTGATCGCGGAAGTGTTCGGCAAACGCGAGAAACCGAAGGCGGGCGAAAATCTGCGCATTCGTGAGCGTCTCGTAGTTGTCAAATGTACGGCTGCGGAACAGAGCAGGGATGCCGGCCTGATCCAGACGCGCTTCGATCTTCGCCTGGCGCTCGGCTCGTGCCTTTGCTTCCATCGCAGCAGACTCGCGATCAGCATCCTCCTGTGAGCATGTAGGGCAGCGCTCGACGCGGATCGTCTTGAATCCAAGGTCGATAGAACGGATGGCGAACTGTCCGTGTGTAGGGCAGCTTCCAACTTCGGATGAAGTGTTTAACGATGCCTTCAGAGTATTCATTTCGGTTCCCTATTGTTTTTCTGCAACAGTCTGTAACGATGTGTATCAGAAAAGATCGGCCGAGTAGTCCATGTCGTTAAGACTCTTCGGTCGCTTAGAGGATACATTAGTTGGATCACTTGTGGGCGAGAAAAGACCCTGATACCCGTTTGCAATAGAGTGGTCGATCACACTCTTCGGGGGGATTCCCTTCGCTCTGAACGCTGCCAACTTCTCGATGCTTTTGAGTGCGCTGGTAGGAGTCATCGGGCGCTTCTTTTCCCTGCGGTGTTGCTCCCATTCGTCCCACAACTCAGGGTCGAGCCATTCGGGCAAAGAAGGTCGCGCAGCGGCCTTTCTCTGTGTAGTCTCTGTTGTAGTCTCTGTTCTATATAGAGGACGGTGTGGTTTTGCTGCCGCCGAAGGGGGCAAATTGCCACCATCAGAAGAGGGCAAATTGCCATCATCGAGAGATGCAAGAACGTCGTAGTCGATGCGGTAATACGTCGTCTTGTCGAATGCATTGCTGCTCAGGCATTCGCCGATGAGAAGACCGCTCTTCTTGAGGTTCGCGAGTGTCCGCTTGACAGTGTCTGCGGACCAGAACGGGAACTGCTTCTGCCATCCCTGGATCGTGTTGTAGACCCATTTGTGGCCGTTCTTCTCTACGCCAACACCGTCGATGCCAAGCCAGTAATGAACTTGCTGAACGACAATGGCTTCGTTCAGCCCGATCGCCACCGCCAGGCTCGGTAACACCTGAAGCGGCGCTTCGTTGATGAGTAACTTACTCACTTATCGCCCCGACCAGATCCAACGATGCGCGACGGCAGGTCACGCAGGCGCAGAAGGTCGACGACCGTCATCGGATCGCCGGTCACTTCGTCGCTCGCCTTCGCCAGCTCCAGCGCCTTGTGAACGCTCACGGCGGTGTGCTCGTTCTTGATGTTGTTCCAGTAGACCTCGCGCATGCCAATCTTTGCGCAGACCTCGCGAACTACCTTGCGGCCGTACTTCTTGTAGAACTCTTGTGCTGTCATGCTGCTCTCCCTCGTGTGAGAAGTTATGCAGCAATCGTATCATTTCGCTGACACAATATCAAGGAGAAGCAGCAATGATCCTACATAAGTAAGTGATAACACTAGGATTTTTGTGCACCGCGGTTGCATTTACGATTCTGATACAGCATTATTGACAGTGAGCGATACATAGACGGCAGACGTGTACGCAAGTAGCCAATAAAAAGCGCAATAGCGCACGCCGGCCAATCATCAGACCAGCGATTACAAGGAACCGTGATGTCTATAAAGACAATTGAGCAGATCCGCACCGAGAACTACCTATTCCTGTTTGAGCAGTTCAAGGAAGAGATACGCAGGAGCTGGCCCGGTGAGCCTGATCGCGGCATGCTCCGCAGGTTCGCTCAGAAGCTTGGAATCAGCCCCATATCCGCCTCACAGCACAAGCATGGCAAGGTCATCGGGACCAAGATGGCGAACCGCATAGAAGAGGCGCTAGGCCTCCAAGCGGGGTGGATGGACACAGACCATACAAAGATTGCGCCCACTCAGGAACAAGACGAGGACCTCGCCGCACTGCTGGACTCTGTTAGCGGGTTGTATCAGCAGTCACCAGAAGCGACTCGAGCGGCTCTGATAAAGGTGATGGGCGCTATCGTCACAGGAAAGCCGATAGAAAGCTTGGTAGAAAATGGCGGTAATAAGTGACTCCTGACAAACGGTTGACAGACCGAACAAAAATACTTCAGCACGAATTACCGAGTGGTAATTTAAAGAAACATTTTCCGGATCAAGGTGCCAATTTGCAACATTTGGCTACAAAAAATCATTGCAACCTGCATACGATAAGCTTATTGTGACGGTATCGCTTCTCTGACAGCGATCCCCAAACAATAGACAAGGCAGGCTAAAAATGACTGGTGTGCAACTTCTGTCCAGCGAGTCGATCGTAAATGCTATGCCCGC